CGGTGATCGCGGCGGCCAGCATGAGGGCGCCCAACACGATGAGGGTGGCGGCCTTCCGGGCGACGGTCATGTCAGGTCCATCGGTCGACGTTCCACTGTGCGACGTCCCACCGCGCGTAGCTGAAACGTTGATCGCCGGGACTCGAGGTCACATCGACCGTCCAGCCAAGGTTCGTGATCGTGTGGTGAACCTGATCCACCGACGCGGCGATGTCGAGGCGTTCCGCGTCGCGGGTGCGGATCAGGCGGATCTTGTCGTAGGGGCGGATCGTGTGCGCGGTCTGCCAGTTCACGTTCGACAGGAGCGGGTCGAAGCTGATCGGGTCGAGGAACAGTTCGGCGTGTCCGAGGCGGTCGAGGGTCATCGTCGCCAGGTACGCGCCGTATGACTCGTCCGCGTAGATCAGGTCGTGTCGGCCGTAGGTGCGTTCGCCGGCCCATTGATCCGCCGGGTTCGCCGCGATGTGTTCGGTCCCGCCGGCCGCGGCGATCGAGACGGTCGAGATGACGTGATCGGTCGAAAGGGTCGCGGTGAACGACGTCATGCATTCGACGGTCAGGGTCGGGTCGGTCGGCGTGTCGTCCACGAAGATCGCCTGTGGCGTCGTGTAGCGGGGTTGGTTGTCGAGGGTGCCGGCGGTCAGGTAGACGAGCGTCCCGTCGTGGTCCTCGAGGAACGCGCCACCATCGGAATCCGCGGTCAGCCAGATTTCCTCGAGTGCGCCACCCGCGAGGGTGGTGGCCTGCATCGGGACGGTGCCGGCGTCGAGCGCGGACGGGATCCACGCGGGCAGATACGCGGCGGCGATGATCCGGGCGATACGCGGGCCCGCGGTCTCGTTCGCGCCCTGCGAGGGTTGTTCGGTCCCGTTCGCGGCGGCGAGCAGGCCGGCCGGTCCCGTGCACGCGAACGCGACGAGACGCTCTTCGTCGTCGAGCGTCGCGTCGAGCTCGGCCATGTTCGACACGTAGCCCGTGAACAGCGGTCCGGTGCTCGACGCGACACGGACGGGCGCGCCGAGGAACCAGCGTCGCCGGCGTGCCGGTGAGTCCTGCCACGGCGTGTAGTCACCATTCCGGTTGTTGAGACTGAACCGGCACGACATCGGCTCCTGGTGTGACGTCGTGTCGCTCCGGCCGTAGGTGACGTCGACCCCATCGCAGTCGGGTGTGACGTCGAGGATCGTCGGGTTCGACAGCTGCGCGTCCCATCGGCCTTGATCCCATCGGGCGACGTCCCACACGTCCGCGGGGTTCGGGAGCGCGATGTAGACGCGTACCTCGCCGGCGAGCGGTCCACTGTCGTCCGGTCCCGGCTGCACCGGCGGCCAGGGGATCGCGGTCGCCATCGCGTCAGCGGGTCGAGCGTAGGGCCAGGTCGAGGCCGCCTACGCGGACGTTGTAGGTGCGGAGCGCGGCGACGATCGCGTGACCATCGGTGCCGGACGGAAGGTTGACGTTGATCACGGATCCGCTCGAGCCGGACGGCGCGGCCATCGCGCCGGCGCCGGCGCTGAGTGGTATCTGCGGGATCTGCGGCGCGTTGAACCCGATGTTGGTGCCGGGGATGTGGAGCGAGATTTTGCCGATGGTCGCGTTCCAGGCGCGGATGATCCAGTTGATGGCGTCCTTGAACGCGTTCCAGATGGACGTTGCGACACCGGCGGCGACCGATCCGAGTGACACGAACCCTTGTTCGAGGAAGCCAACGGCGCGGAGCACGGGGCCGGTGAGGAAGTCCGCGAAGCCGCGCCAGACTCCTTCGATCCATGCGAGGACGGTCGCCATCCCTTCGATCTGAATCGAAAGGATCTTCATGTTCCACGCGATCTGTTGCGCGGTGGCGGCGAGGATGTCGCCGGCCAGGACGGCCAGCCACATCTTTCCGTTCTTGTCGTTCGGCCCGGATCCGACCAGCGGGTTCAGGGACTTGCCGAGGTCATCGAACGCGGTTTTCAGGGATTGCCACGGTCCCGCCAGCATCGGGCCGAGTTTCGCCCATTCGTTTTTCAGCCAGGCGACGAAGATCATGAACGCGGGGAGTGCCTTGTTCACGATCCAGTCCACAAGGTTCTGGATGACGGGAAGGAGGGCGTTGCCGAGTTCTTCCTCCACGGTGTGCCACGCAACCTGCATCTTGTTGAGCGGATCCTGATCGGCGACCTTCGCGGCGAGACCGTCGTACTTCGAGTGCAGCTGGTCGATGATGTCGGCGAGGGGCAGCATCTTTCCGTGCGTGTCCTTCACCGCGATTCCGAGGCGGCCGAGGGCGCCGGTGTTCCCGTTCTGCGCTTTGACCATCGCGTCAACGATCGAGTTGTAGTCCTTCCCGGTGCCGGCGGCGACGTCGAGCGCGAGTTTCAGGTCCGATTGCGCGGTGCCGGTGTCGTGCGTCGCGGAGACGAGACGCGCGTACGCGGGGCGTAGCTGGTCGTCGATGATCCCGACTTGTGTCGAGAGGCCTTCGAGCCATTTCTCCTGGGCGTCGACCTGGTTGTTCGTCGAGTGCGTCACGTTCCGGAGGACACCATCGAGCGCGGCGGCGGACTTGTTCGAATCGATCGCGGTCTGTACGAATTCCTTTCCGACATCGACGAGCATGCCGAGGCCTTGAGTGACGAGCGAGATGGGATCGAAAACGGGTGTCAGCTTCGAGAGCAGGCCGCCATGGCCGGACGCGGCCTCGCCGACGTTCTTGAGCGCGGTCGACGATTCCTCCGACGCGTGTTTGATCCCGGTCGCGTCGCCTTTGAACTGGACGGTCAAGTCGCGGTTATTCGCTACCACCGCGCGCCCATTTCTCGGCGAGCCGGTTCAAGGACAGTTGCCAGGCGTCCACGACATCGGATCGGTGGTCGCGCAACGTCGGATAGAACGCATAGCCACGATTGCCGCGCCATTCGCGGAACTGCTGGGTCGTCGGCCGGCCACGGCCACCGAATTCCGCGCCGAAGAACAGGTCGCCGGCTCGAGGTCGGCGGCCTCGGATCCGGCGCGACGTGGTGACGGCCTTCGCTCCGCCGGCCTTGATCGTCGGGTAACGGTCCCGGCGCGACACGATCGAACGCGCGACGAGCGCGGACGGGCCTCCATCGGCCTCCATCGCGTGCACCAGTAGCGGCGCGATCCGGTCGACGGCGGCCTGGCCGGCGTCGCGGAGGTCGGGGTTCACGTCGCGGCCGTACCGGGAAAACGCGCGGATCGTCTCGGTCGCGCCTTTGACGTCGATCGAGACCTTTTCGTGCGTGGTCGGCATTCAGCCGTCGCCGATCGGAGTTTTCGCGTCGACGATCCGGCGCAGTAGCACGAGCCGACGCGTACCGGTGAACGTGAACGCGAACCCCTCCTCGCGGCTGAGGGTTACCGTCACCGTGTCGGGGTCGGGAAGCGTCTGGCCGCACTCCTGGCACCAGTTCACCCACGCGTCACGCTCGGCCTCCCGTGCAGCGGCAATGACCTTCTCGACAGCGTGACCGTCGCCGTAGTCCGGCATCCCGTCGTCGTCGGGTGTCACCGTGTCGGACGGGGCGCGTTGTTCCATCACTCACCGTCCTCGGGTTGGCAGATCGCGCAGTAGCAGGCGGGCGGGTGATAGGTGACCGTCTCCCGACTCGCCAGCGTCCATTTCTCCACGACCAACTCGGTCGGCTCGCTGTCACCCTCGAAGAACTCGATGTCCTCGACCGTCGCGTACTCGCCCCAGATCAGTGAGCCGTCGGCCATCCGGTAGCACGTCATCTCGGTGCGCGTGAGCTTGTCGTCGTCCATCACTCACCGTCCTTCGCTGGTACCCCGGACGGGGGTGTTGGTCATCGGGTCGCCTCCCACCACTCGTCGTCATCCGGCTCGTCGGGTTCCTCCCGCCCGACGAGCTTGCTGTCGCCATCCAGCCAGCGGATCGGCCACTGTGTGACTTCCCATGCGAGCGGCTGGGATGTGTCCGTCATGGTCGATTCCTTCCGGTCCTCGAGGCCTGGCGGATTTCGCGGGCGCGGGCTTGGATGATGGCGGCAGCGGTCACAAGGGTTCGAGGGTCGGCCTCGAGCCATTCGCCGGGTCCGGTTCCGGTGGCAACTGCCAGGTCGACGGCGAATCGTTCCCATGTGCCGCGCCGGTAGGGCGGACTTCCTCTACCTCTACCTCTACCGATACGGCGTCGTCGCGGAACGTGTCGAAGTCCGGCCGGCCGAGCCCGGTCGGGTCGTGCCGCGACGCAAGCCAGGCGAAGTAGAGCAGCGCGGACGGCGCGACCTTGTTCGTCTCATCGCGCCAGGTCGCGCCGAAATGGTCATCCATCCGCGACGTGTCGCCGGGACGGGTCCGGACGTGGTGCGCGGTCCCGTCGAAGTAGGCGATGTCGAACGCGAACACGACGGGCGCGAGGTTCGTCCGCGCCGGCGGCGCCGGTGGTGTCTGGTCGGTCACGCGGCGGCCTCGGAGGTCGGGCTCGTCGGGTGTTCGTGTGCGAGGGGCGGCGCGGTGTACGGCGAGAACGTGGGTTGACCATCGACGCCGAGGTCGATGGTTGCCTCCGCAATCTCGCCGGCCTTCCCACCGAAGTCCGCCGGTACCAGCGTCACATCACAGACGGCTTGTGTTCCGAGGGTCGAGGACTGGATGGTGACTTGTGCGGACTCGCCGGCGTACTTGTTGAGGTAGTCGGACAGGCCGACGTCGGCTTCCCAGTTCTGTTCCATGTCGAGCGACAGGGTCCACACGGCCTCCGACACGACCGTTCGACTACCGCACAGGTAGTTGCGGGTCGTGGTCGTCGTGGCGGGCTTGAGGGTCGCTCCGAGGGCGTCACACGAGAAGTCCGGCGGCGAGCTCGCCGCGTCGCTCGTCGCTTTGATCGTCAGGACGACATCATCGAAGTAGGGCATGGCGGGTCACTCCTTGAAGGCTGCGGACACGTTGAAGGTCGAAAGCAGGTATTCGGCGCCGGCGATGCGGGCCACGGTCGGCGCGTCGAGGCTGGCGACGTCGAATCCGGCCTGGCGGAGACCGGGCGCGGCGGTCCGGTAGGTCTCGACGGCCAGGGCGAGCGCGGGTCCGGGTTCCCACCGCGACGCGATGACACGTACCCGCCACTGGACGCGTAGCTCGCGGCGGCCGATCTTGAGGAATTCGGCGAACGGCGCGGCGGGTTCGATCCCGACCGAAGGGCAGGCGACAAGGTCCGCGGCCGGTTGCGGGTTGCGGCCGGCCTTCTCGACGGCCAGGAGGGCGTCGAGGGCATCCGCGACGATCCCGACAGCCTGGCCGGCGCCATAGTCAGGCGATGCCGAAGGCATTGACGGCGTCGCGGGTGTAGTCGAACAGGT